GACTTGACCCTTACGCTAGAAAAACTGGGTTCCGCTGCATCTCCCACGCGCGGCTTATTCGCTGGTGGTTTTACTGGGGGAGCGTCTACAGACACTATTCAATACATCACTATTGCTTCAGTGGGGAACGCCACTGACTTCGGTGATTTGACTGTTGCTTCTAACTTCGCTGGCGGTGCTTCCAATAGCACTAGAGCTTTGTTTACTGGCGGCGTGACTATTGGTTATGTCACCATTGCTTCCACTGGAAACGCCACTGATTTCGGTGATCTAATATCCAACTCCAATCCAGCGGTGGGGGCAGCAAGCTCAACCCGAGCTTTGTTCGGGACAGGTTCGGGTATACAGTATGTCGAGATTGCCACCACTGGTAATGCCGTAAGTTTTGGCAACCTTACTTTCACGCAGCAAGGTTCTGAGACGTTTGGATCAGGGTCCACATCCCACGGAGGACTTTCCTAATGCCTAATTATCAAGGGGTCTGGAGCCTGTCGGAGCAGTATCAGAACGCGGGGGGTTGGCCACTGCCTCCACTAAAGGGGGACATTGGTCTTTTTAGCCGCGCCAATGACTACATCTCTATTGCCAGCACTGGGAACGCCATCGACTTTGGCAACCTCGGAGGCAATGGCCTTGGCGGCGCTTGTGCGTCTAGCACCCGTGCTGTCTTTGGTGGCGGCGGCTACAGCAACACTATTCGGTTTGTGACTATAAACACATTGGGTGACTTCACTGATTTTGGCGACTTGACAGTAGGCCGAAATGGGATCGGTGGTTGCGGTTCATCTACAAGAGGCTTGTTTAGCAGTGGCGCTGGCGGCAATGTTATAGACTACGTCACTATTGCTACGACAGGGAATGCGACAGACTTTGGTGATGACACCAATGCCAACCAAGAAAAGGGTGCTTTATCTAGCCCAACAAGGGGCGTGTTCTTTGGTGGCAGCACCAGCAACATCATTTCCTATGTCACTATTGCGACAACAGGAAATGCGACAGGCTTTGGTGACATGATAGAGGGCGCGAGCGGTCCTACAGGATGCTCAAGTTCAACCAGAGGAATAATTGCGGGTAACGGTTCTGCTTCTAACAATCGCATCTCCTACATAACCATTGCAACAACTGGCAACGCTTCTGATTTTGGCGACCTTACAGTTGCTCGCGGCTTTGCGGCTGCTTGCTCGTCCGCCACAAGGGGTGTGATCGGGGGCGGCAAGACTGCTGGCACATCAACCTTTTGGAACGTAATGGACTACATCACGATAGGTTCAACGGGTAACGCGACCGACTTTGGAGACCTGACGTCTGCCCTGACTGATCTCGCCGCAACATCCAACGCCCACGGAGGACTCGCATAATGTCCGATAAGCGATATCTCGGCAACATCATCACGCCGACGCCGACCGCGCCTGCTGGGCCGTATCAAGACAGTGCCGCACCGGGTGTGGGGTCGCTGCAAGAGGCGTTCACCTACACGAAGGCGGGGCTTTGGCCTACGGCGGGGAATGCTGCGCCAAGTGTCGCATTATTTGCAGGCGGTACGTCAGGTTCATATTCTAACGTCATACAGTCAATAAACATAAAAAGTGCTGGCAATGCCAGTGATTTTGGAGATTTGACACTAGCCAGATTGGGGCTTGCGGGCTTTAGCTCAAGCACTAGAGGTATTTTCTCAGGGGGCTACACAGGTTCGTTTTCTAACACCATTGATTATGTCACTATTGCATCTTCGGGTAACGCACTGGATTTTGGTGATCTAACGTATGCCCCTTACGGTGTGGTTGGTTTGTCAAACGCCACTTACGGACTGTCTATGGGCGGAAGGGCTACATCTCCTGTAAGCACAACAAACTCGACAACTATAGCCACAACAGGAAACGCCACAAGCTTCGGAAATCTTATTTCCGCACAAACGGCTGGCGCTGGGTGTGCGTCAACTACTCGCGGGCTTTACGGCGGCGGTGATTGGGGTGTAACTAATCAAATTCAATACACCACGATTGCGTCTACAGGCTCATGGTCTGATTTTGGTGATCTTATCTCGGCTGTTTCCTTCCTTGCTGCCACATCATCCAATACGCGAGGTGTCTTTGGGGGCGGAGCCGACAACGGAAGTACCCTAACAAATCGCATTCAGTATGTAACAATTGCTTCTACTGGGAATGCTGCAGACTTTGGAGATTTGACCGTAGCGGTTTACGACCTGTCCGCCACATCTGATAAAGAGACAGGTGTCTTCGCTGGCGGCGGAATTTTTTCGGAAATTAACACGATTCAGTATGTAACAATTGCTTCTACGGGGAATGCTACGGACTTTGGGGATTTATTGACTTCAAATACATCCATGGCCGCCTGTTCTGACAGCCACGGAGGCCTAGCGGCCTAATAACAACAAGGGAGAAGATCATGAAAGACACGATCCAAGAAACGGCCTTAGCCACGGTAGACTTAAACATCCAGCTTCCATCTGCGAAGCCTGAGTACAAGTCTATGCTGGCTAACATTGCCGAGAAGGCCCCTGCCATTGCGCAGGCGTCCAGCAATTTCTACAAGTCGCATTCTCAGATGATGAGCGTGACGCTTGATGTGACGGCCATCACGCCTATCCGTTCTGTGAAGCACAGCCTTGCTGAGATTGAGAAGACCAAGTCTGCCTTGCAGGAAGGTTACTTCCGCATGAAGAAGGAAGAAATCAAACTCAAGAAGCTGGAGCGCAAGCTGCTTGATGAGACAGACTATCTTGAGCGCGAGATGCTGGAGATTAAGATCAACGAAAAGCAAGCCAACGCTGCAAGCTCACGCGGCTACGTTGAGGCGGCTGTCCGCAAGCTGAACTTCTTCACCAATCAATATGAAAACCTGATGAAGAAGATCGGCAAGGACGAGTTGACTGAGGCTGACTACGAACTTGAGGAAGTCAAATACCACATTATGACCTGCTTGAAGCAGGCGCTCAACTCTGCCCGCCCACGGAACGGTATCATTGACGAAGGCAACATGATCTACCTGTTTGACCTTGGCATCAACGCAGCGCAGGCGCAGCTTGAGGTTATGGCCTATCTTAATTGGGAAAACGAGATGATCAAAGATGGCAAAGCCCCAGAGCATCATCATACGGTGAAGTGGCTAGAGGCTTGTGCAGATAAATGGGCGCATTGCCCTGCCGCCTTTGCAGAGAGCCGTGGCTTTGCTATACTAGACGAAACGTCACTGACGAACATCCCACAACTGGAGAAACCAGATGCCTCATAAAGTAGTAAAGTATCGCCTTCAAGCGGATGGGACTATCCCTACTTGGCTGACCTTCGGCGTGCCGCAGGCAACGGGCGGAATGTACGCGGTTGCTGATCCAAACACTGCTTCACCGCAGGATTGGATGATGATCGGCATCTCTGCTGATGGCGCTGACACGTCGGGTGCGATAACAGTATTTGCATCCAAGACAGACTTGCAGACGTATCTTGCAGTAGAGGCCACGGCAAACGGCTGGACTGACCCAGACCCGAATGACCGAGAGGCCACAGTTGCTTTTGATGCTGCCGCACACGCTAAACGTGTTTGGGACGATCTTGACGCTTTGAACGCATAGGTGACTCAAGATGCCGTTAATCCCGCTAAACATCCCAGCAGGGCAGTATCGCAACGGCACTGAATACCAATCACTTGGCCGGTGGCGCGATGGCAACCTGATTCGGTTCCATGAAGGTTCTCTGCGTCCTGTTGGCGGTTGGCGTCAGCGGGGCGACGTTGATATTGCGGGCGTCGTCCGTTCAATGCTTGCATGGGAAGACAACAGCAACAGCCGCAGGTTGGCCTTTGGCACGCACGACAAGCTGTTTGCCATGACCGCTGGCAATGCAGTGTCAGACATCACGCCTGCCGGGTTCACAGCCGGGCGGGTGGATGCCACGCTGTCTGTGGGCTTCGGTGCCAGCACATACGGCAACCAGACCTACGGCACGCCACGGCAGGACACGTCAACGCTGTTGCCCGCAACTACATGGTCGCTGGATAACTGGGGCGAATACCTTGTCGGCTGCACGGCTGATGATGGCAAGCTGTATGAATGGCAGCTAGACTCTGGAGTGGTTGCCGCGCAGATCGCCAACAGCCCGGTGGATTGTTCTGCGCTGATGGTGACAGAAGAACGATCATTGTTCGCCTTCGGCGCTGACGGAAACCCGCGCAAGATTGCGTTCTCTGATCGAGAGGACAACACTGTTTGGACGCCGCTTGCGACTAACGAGGCGGGCGACATCGAGATCCAGACCAACGGCACGATCCTGCGCGGCCTGCGGACCCGTGGGCAGGCGTTGATCCTGACCGATCAGGACGCCCACACAGCGACTTACCAAGGTCCGCCGTTCGTCTACGGCTTTGAGCGTGTCGGCACGTCCTGCGGCTTGATTGCGGCCAATGCGGCGGTTGCGATTGACATGGGCGTGGTGTGGATGGGCGCGCGGAGTTTCTTTACATACAGCGGCGGTGCCGTGCAGGAATTGCCCAGCGAAGTCAGCGATTACGTTTTCAGCGACTTCAACACCGATCAGCGGTCTAAGGTTCACGCATTGGTCAACAGCCGATGGAGCGAAATCTGGTGGTTCTATCCCAGCGGTGCAAGCGTCGAATGCAACCGCTATGTCGTTTACGACTACGCGCAGAACGTCTGGTCCACGGGCGACATTGATCGCACGGCTGGCGTTGACAGCGGCGTGTTTCTTCAGCCCATGTGGATCGCTGCCGACGGTGTTTTGTATGAGCATGAGGTTGGCTATTCCTACAGCGGTGCTACGCCGTTCTGCGAAAGCGGGCCGATCACGCTTGGGACTGGCGATCAGGTGATGAGCGTGCAGCAGTTTATCCCAGACGAACGAACGCTGGGGGATGTCACGGCTACGTTTAAGACGCGGTTTTATCCAACTGCAACTGAACGTAGTTACGGGCCATTCAGCATGGCAAACCCGACGAGCATGAGGTTTACCGGGCGTCAGGTGCGGATGCGCGTTGATGGCAACTCTGCGGCTGACTGGCGCGTAGGTGTGATGCGGCTTGATGCTGTCCCCGGTGGCCGTAGATGAGCCGTGTGATCCCGCCATTTACCACAGATGCGAAAGCATGGGCTGAGAACATCCGCCGGTATCTGGCGCGCGCTCTGGACCAGTTGGGTGCGCTCGATGCAAGGGCTACGGCGGCAGAGAACGGCGTGCTGCTCTGGGATCGGGACAACAAGTATCCGGTGGTGTCGCTTGATGGGGAATGGCGTCAGCTTGTCATTGCCAATGGCTTTGCGTTTCTGACGCAGGACGATGACATCACTGCGGCGGCGGATAACACTGCTTATCCGATTGTATTTGACGCGCCTCTGGCGGGGTTTTCGGATGGGATTAGCCTTGGGGCATCGCCCAATCAAAGCCGGATTATCTTTGAGGAGGGCGGCGTTTATTACCTGACCTTCACTGCGCAGGTTTACAGCACAAGCGGATCGCAAGTTGATTTTTGGTTTTGGCCGAGGATCAACGGCGTTGATGTGCCATCTGGGGCAACGCGCGCGAGCCTGCATGACAACACAGCAACAAAGCCTGTCACGAAGGGCGCTATCTTTAGCGTAAGCGCCGGTGATTACCTTGAGACTTGCTGGGCAACAAGCCATCACACAACGGCATCGCTTGAAGCATTTGCTGCCACCGCATTTGCGCCCGCCACGCCGTCTGTGTCTCTGTCAGTCACGAGGATCAGGTCTTGAATATCATTGACCATTGCCGCCCGTGGATTGATGACGCGCTGGAATACAGCGGTGGAACCCACACATTTGATGACGTTTCTGAGCGCATCCTTGACGGTAAGCTGCAATTGTGGCCTGCCGAAAGGGGGTGCGCTGTCACAGAGATTGTGATATATCCAAAGAAGAAAGTCCTGCACGTTTTTTTGGCGGGCGGCGAGATGGATCAAATCATTGATATGATCGACAGCGCCGTCGCTTGGAGTAAGACACAGGGCTGCACCAGCATGACAATCGCGGGGCGACATGGTTGGAAGCGGGTTCTTGAGAAATACGGATACAAGCCGGTGATGACGGTCTTGGAAAAGGAGTTTGAATAATGGGTCGCGGCAGCACCACAACCGAAACCAAAATACCAGAGTATCTTGAGTCAGCGGCTAAGGGCAACATAGCCCGCGCAGACCAGATTGCACAAATTGGCTATGTTCCCTATTACGGGCCAGACGTTGCCGCGATGACGCCAATGCAGATGGCTGCTGGTGGTAACATCAATGCGGCGGCTGATGCATTTGGTTTGGGCATGCCAACATCTGCGGGCGCTGGTATGCCAACTGCGATGGATTACGGCGGAATGGGCGCATATTCTTCTGGCGGGCTTTATGACCAAGCCCTTGCCGAATTGCAGCAGCGCGCGCCTGCGCAATTTGATGCACTTACAGCAATGTTCATTGATCCGGTTACGGGGCCGCGCGATGGCGGTCTAGGCAACAAGGGTGGCGGTGCAGCAGTTTCCCAGCCATCAGATGGCGGCAGTGATCGAGATGGGCGTGAGCGTATTCAGCAAGCGCGTGAACGCAGCGAACCAAGCTATTCGCCTATTTCAAACAATTTGCGGGCTGCATTGCCGGGCGGTGTGAACGATCCACGCCTTGAGCGGCCAGTCAATCAGGCGATTGCTCGTATAACCAATGCGCTGCCAAGCCGTAGCACAACACCTATGCGCCCAGT